CAACAGCAAGATCGTGGGGCTGACGTACAAGGACAATCCGTGGTTTCCGGCGACGTTGGAGCAGATTCGCAGAGAAGACGAGGTCCGGCGCCCCGACCAGTACGGGCATGTGTGGCTGGGGGAATTCGCCACCGGCCATGTGGGTGCGTATTACGCCGGCTTGCTCAACGAGGCGAAGGAAGAGGGCCGCATCGGCCACGTATCGAAAGATCCGCTCTTGCCCGTCCGCGTGTATGTCGACATTGGCGGCACCGGGGCGCGCTCGGATGCGTACGCGCAGTGGGTGGTGCAGTTTGTCGGCCGCGGGGAGGTCCGGGTGCTGGATTATTACGAATCCGTGGGAGAGCCGCTGGCGGTGCATGTGGCTTGGTTGCGGGAGAAGGGCTGGGGCAAGGCGAACGTGTACTTGCCGCATGACGGGGCGACGCACGATCGGGTGTACGAGGTCAGCTTCGAGAGCGCCTTTCGTCAGGCCGGGTTTAATGTCGAGGTGATTCCGAACCAGGGCCGGGGTGCGGCGCGGGCTCGGATCGAGGCGGCGCGGCGGCTCTTCCCCTCGATCTGGTTCAATGAGGAGACGACGGTGAGCGGCCGCGAAGCTCTCGCCTGGTATCACGAGCGCAAGAGCGAGGACGTGCGGGATGTCGGCCTCGGGCCGGAGCACGATTGGAGCAGCCATTGCGCGGATGCATTCGGGCTGATGGCGGTGGCGTACGAGGCGCCGCGGGGCCGGCCGAAGGTGCTGAAGTATGCGCCGCTGGGGATTGTGTAATGACGCTCGTGGTTGATGTTTCGGGGCAGCGGTTTGGCCGGTTGGTCGCGTTGGATTGGTCGCGGGCCGCGGGGGAGGTTGTTTGGCGGTGTCGTTGCGATTGTGGCGGCGAAGCTTTTGTGCGGCGGAGCAATCTGCGGCGGACGCGCAGTTGTGGTTGCTTGCGTGCGGAGAGCAATGCTCGGCCGCGGCGCAGAAAAGTACATGAGTTGGAGATGGGGCGGCGGTTTCACGATCTGGTTGTGCTCGGCCGCGCCGAGGGCGTGGGGCGGGTCAGTTGGGAGTGTTTGTGTGATTGCGGGCGGCGGGTCCGGGTGAGGGGCGACTTTTTATTACGCGGGCATACGAGGTCTTGCGGTTGTCGGCGGGCTCGCTCGATGCGCGAGGCGTGGGCGAGGCTGAAGTCGGCAATTTCCGCTTGACAGTGGGCCGCGGAAGGTCCACGCGCGCGCACACGCGCGGTTTTATATAGCCGAATCGATGAATGGAGCGGGCATGAGCGGCAGCGACATGACGGACGCTGAGTGCCTCGGGCGCGAGATGCTGCATGCGATTATAAAGAAGGGCATATGCGGCGAGCATCGCGAGGACACGTTGATCGGCTTGGGTTGCGCTGTGTTGTTGTTGGCGCGGACTTGTCGCGAGGTTGACGAGAGTGGCCGTTTTCCGAGCAGCACTGATCTTGTGATCGGCTGCCTGATCGGCAAGCTGGAGTCCGAGTGCGAGGCTTCGTGGGACGAGATAGAGGCGGACTTGCTGGGCCACGGTCTGGAATTGCCTGCCAAGGCGGCTGATCCCGGGCGCGCGTCGCTGCAGGGCGAGGATATGGCATGAGCAGCAGCGACGCGCGGTTACCGGCAAGGGTGCGTTCGAGAGTGTTCGTGATGGGGTTGGATGTTTTGCCGGAAGCGATTGCGTGTTACCGGCCGATTGCCGAGGCTTTGATCGAGAAACTGCGGCAGGCGGACGCGGAGCAGGGGGCTCGCCTGCTTGCCGAGATGTTGGTGAACGCTGAGGCGAACGGTATTCGTCACCTGGATTTTTTGGATAGCGAGATCATTCGGTCGCTGTTCGCGGACGGGGCGGAGCCGGCGGAGCCGCTGCTGGGTTTAATCAAGGCGCGCGAAGAAAAGCTGTGGGGCAGGTGTGGCAAGCCCGGCGCTCGCGGGCGCAAGGCGAACTGGTGGTTGTGATGAGCAGCAGCGACGCGCGGATGTTTGATGCGCTGGCGGAGCGGGTGGCGTCGTTCGAGCGCAGCTTGGCCGCGCTGGCGGCGCAGGTTGCGACGCTGGCCGAGGCGGTGCTGGGCAAGGATGTCGGTGGCGAGCTGTACGGGGCGGCGCCGGATCACGCGGCCGACCGGGAGGCGCGGGCGGCGTTGCTGGCGAAGCGGCGCGACCGGGCATGATCTGCGAGGCGTGCCGGGGCAGCGGCGTAATGCCGGAGTTGCTGGCGCGGACCTTGGGCGCCGATCTGTGGCGGAATATCCCGTGCCCGGAATGCAACGGCTGCGGCATCGCGTCGTGCTGCGACGCGGCGGGCTCGGCGCAACCGGTGCCGGCGTGGCCATACTTTATCGTTAAGGAGCGGCGCGATGGTGGCGACGGTGTGTCGGGTGATCGACATGTTCGGCGCTTACGAGGTGGCGGCTGACAGCCTGATGGCGACGGCGCCGCGGCGGCGCGATGGCGGCTGGGACGGTCGCACGAAGCTGGGCCGGGCGGCGTTCAACGAGTTTATGGACAATCAGGACAGGCGCGGCGAAGCGCGGCGGTTGGCCGAATTGGCCGAGGGGATAAGCTGATGGCAGTTATGGACATGTTTGCGCCGGTGAAGGGCAAGCCGGCGGTGAATCACGTGCGCCCGCCATGGCCGAAGGAGGGCAACCCGCGGGAGGCAGAGAAGGCCGAGCCGAAGGAAACGGCGGCGCGCGAGCCGAAGGGCGGCTGAGCCGCTGATGGGCAGCACCTACGGTTCCGACCGGCCCGGCAACATCCCGCAGGGGATCGGGGGCGGCGCGGGCGATTGGGACGAGGATGAGGTGAAGGCCATCGTGCAGCGCGAGCTGGACGAGGCGCTGGGTCAGGACGGCGGCAGCCTCAGCCAGGACCGGCTGCAGGCGCTGAAATATTACGAGGGCGAGCTGCCGCTGCCGGTCGGCACCGACCGCAGCAATGTGGTGATGCGCAGTGTGTTGGAGGCAGTCGAGTGGGTGTTGCCGGCGCTGATGCGGATATTCACCGCGAGCGACCGGATCTGCATTGTGGAGCCGCCGCGGCCGGGGATGGAGCAGGCGGCAAAGCAGGCGACGGAGTATGTCAACCACATATTCGAGCGCGAAAACCCCGGCTTCATGATTTTGCACGATTGGTTCAAGGATGCACTTTTAGAACGTTTAGGCTGGGTCAAGTACTGGGCCGACACGCAGCGCGAGACGGAGACGCAGAGCTACACCGGCCTGGTGCAGCCGCAATTGGATGCATTGCTGGGCGAGGCCGAGGTCGAGATCGTGAAGGAGCGGCGCTACAAGCAGCCGCGCGACAGTTTCGGCCTGGATCTGCCGTTTCCGCCGCCGCCCCAGCAACCGCAGGCGCCGATGGTGCCGGGTATGCCGCCCGCGCCGCCGCTGCCGCCGCCCGAAATCGAGCTGATTGACGTCACGCTGCGGTTTACGCGCGAGTTTCCGCGCGTCCGCATCGAGAACGTCGCCCCTGAGGAGATCCTGTTCAGCCGCCGGGCCAAGCGCGGCGACATCCCGTTTTTGGCGCACCGGCGGCGGTGGACGTACAGCGACCTGGTCGAGCAGGGCTACGACGAGGACACGTTGGATTTAGTGCCGCTGCATGACGACATGGAAATGAATATCGAGCGGGTGGAGCGGTTTCGCGCCGACGATCTGCCGCCGTATCAGGAGGATGCGAAGACCCCGTCTCGGCACATCTGGGTCGAGGAATGCTACGTCCAGCTATCGAAGGACGGCAGCACCACCGAGCTTTACCAGGTGATGACCGCGGGGCACGGGTTGATCATATTGACCCGCGATGGCGAGCCGTGCATCGAGTGCGTCGACGAGGTGCCGTTCGTAAGCATTACGCCGATCCCGCAGAGTCATCGGCTGGTTGGGCTAAGTCTTGCCGACTTGACGGCCGACCTGCAGGAGATCAAGTCGTCGATCATGCGGCAGATGGTCGACAATGCTTACTTGAGTAATTGGCCGCGAATTGAAGTCGCCGACGACTCGGTTAACGAAAATACGTTTGACGATTTGCTGACTCTTCGGCCGGGTGGCATCGTGCGGTCGCGCCGCCTTGGCGGCATCCAGGCAATGTCGATCCCGTACACGGCGGATAAGAGCTTTCCGCTGGTGCAGTACATCGACGAGACGCAGGAAATCCGCACCGGGGTCGCGCGGCAGAACAACGCGATTTCGCCCGACGCCCTGTCGAATACGACGGCCGCCGGGCTGGCGATGGCGCAGGGCGCGCAGGCGCAGCGGGTCGAGCTGTTTGCCCGGATCTTCGCGCACGGCGTCGAGCAATTGATGCGCGGCATCCTCGGCCTGGTGCGCAAGCACCAGCAGCAGGAGCGGATCATCCGGGTGACCGGCGGCTGGCTCAATATCGACCCGCGCGAGTGGCGCGAGGCGATGCCGGTGACGGTATCGGTGGGGCTCGGGACCGGCAACCGCGACCAGATTTTGACGCATCTGATGACGGTGGTGCAGCTACAGAATGCGGTGGTGCAGCAGCAGGGCGGGCCGAAGGGGCCGCTGGTGTACGCGCAGAATGTGTACGATGCGTTGAAGGCATTGCAGGAGAATGCCGGGTTCAAGCAATCGTTTTTCGCCGATCCGTCGCAGCCGCCGCCACCGGGTGCGGCGCCGCCGGGTGGGCCGCCGCCGCCCGATCCTGGCGCGATGCAGGCGCAGGCCGCGGTCCAGGCGACGCAGATCAAGGCGCAGGCGGCGGTGCAAGCGGTGCAGATGAAGGCGCAGGCCGATGCGGCGGCGGCGCAGCAGAAGGCCGGGCTGGAGGCGCAATTAGCGCAACAGAAACAGCAGCATCAGATGATGCTGGAGCAGCAGAAACAGAGCCATGAGATGGAATTGGAGCAGCAGAAAGCCCAGCACGATTTGATCATCGCGCGGGCCAAGGTCGAGGCCGAGGCGGCGGTAAAACAAAGGGAAGTGGAGCTGAAATTCGCCGCCGGGGCTTATGCCGCGGGGCAGGGCGGCGGTGGGCCGGCGGTCGGCAATGGCGGGTTGCCGGGGCTGTGACGCCGAGCGTGCTGGGTATGCTGCAGCAGATATTGCAGCAATCCGGCGGCACGGCTCAGCCGCCGGTCCCGGAGGAGGTGTTGCGTCAGCGGCAGCGCGATTATGCCTTGCAGATGCAGCAGGCTTATCCCGAAGGGGTGCCGCTGCCGGCGGCGAACGGGCTCAACCCGCTATTCGAGCAGGAACTGGCGGCGCGCCAGGCGCCGCAGCGCGACCAGGGATTGCCGAACGAGCTTTATACGGCGCGCAATTTTGGGCCGGCCGGCGGCGTCACGAGCGACGGC